GGAGAAGAATGTGGATCGAATCGAAGACCAGAATCGGGAAATGGAAGATAAAGTCAAAGATATGATTGACAAGGCGACTGAACGTTTTGACAATCGTAGGGAGAGTTTACAGACAGATACGGAGATTAAAATTACGGCTGTTGAAAAACGACTGAATGATAAAATCCAGAATGTGCTGAATAACCCTCTCGCTGACTAATAGGATAGGGAGTACAGACTCATGCGTGTTAAAGTAACGTTTGTTAATGGAGGCACGATACGTGGAAGATTGACGGGTGAAGAAACTCACACGCTCAAATCTGAGGATGTGATTCCTTGGATTATGAACGATGATAGAAAGTTCATACCTTTCATTCAACCAAGCGGTACTGAGGTTCATTTGAACAAATCAAATATCGCTTTAATCGTGTTAGATGAGGAGGATTAAATGGACAGGGTTTTTGAAACCCGTGAAGTCCGTTACAGTCACCAGTTCCTTCTTATGTGCAGTATTGGACTGAACATAGGGTTGATACTGGGGTTTGTAGTATTCTGACTCAGCGGGAGGGCACCTACGGGTGCCCTTTTTTATACCTTATAAACTAAAGGAATCTTAATATGCGATACTTAATTCTTGTAATCGGTGTTTTGTGTGTGCTTGCTACGTGTTCAGTCAAGGCAGGACCATACGTAGAAATCAAATCAGAAGTGACATACAAAGATTTTGCTTCAACTGATGCAGTCAATCATACTCGTTTCGGATACGAGAAAAAATCACTCACAGGCAGTAACGTGTACTTCGAAGCAGGGCACATGACAGGCGGTTCATCTTGGGAAGCCGGATACAAAACTCGTTTGTCCGATACCCTCGTCATCAAAGGCAAACTCGAAGGCAAACGTGAACGAGGGTTGCAGTCCAAGACTAAACTCGAAACTGAAATTAGATACACTTGGTGAATATATAAAATAGTATATAAATACAATAATGGAAACACATAAATTATCAATTGTGACGGTGACTCTTACCGACGGTTCTCGTTGGATAGATTGTGAGATCTTTCTACCAACTGGAGATCGTGTATCTGATGTTATGAATGACGAAAGGAAGTTTCTTCCATTAAGACGTGATGGTAAAGAATTTGTTATACATAAAGATCAAATATCGTTTTTAACGGAGAGTTAAGATGGAAATCATAGACAAATTATTCAGCGACACGCTATGGATCTACACAGCGATTCTAGGTTCATTAGCGGGCGCAGCATTTCTTTTTTGGTTCAAAGATACGAAAATGGCTACATGGGGAGTCGCAAAGTTTGATGGATTCCTCGAACATCTAGCAATTCGTTGGGGTTGGACTTGGCTTCAAAATGATCCTGAAGCATGGAGAAAGAAGTACCCGAGAATCACTAGTAAGATCGATTCTATCGAAGCACGATTAGTAGAACTTGAGAAGAATAGTCACCCGTGTAAAGAGTTGCACGAGTTTGACGTGTGGCCCGAACTTGATGCAAGAATTAAAAAACTGGAGAAGAAGAAATGATTAGTAAAATGAGTTTTCAAGACAAGAGTGTATTGTTTGCCAGACTTAGTGCGATTGCTTATATGAACGAAGCAGACGCTAAGAAGCAAGTAAAAAAATTAGGGTTCACGCAATGTGAATTCTACGACCGTGAAGGATCACAAGCGTATCGTTTTCAAAACAAAAACGATTTGGTGATCGCTTGTCGTGGCACGCAACCCACAGAATTTAATGATATCAAAGCAGATCTTCAGGCATTACCAGTTTTGTCTGAGACAGTTAGTCGTGTTCATCGTGGATTCAAATCAGAAGTTGACGAACTATGGCCCATGATTCGTGAAGATTTAACACCTAAAGCAGTCGGTAAACGCAAAGTCTGGGTAACGGGTCACAGTCTTGGTGCAGCAATGGCGACAATTATTTCTGCTCGCTGTGTTCTTGATTCTGATATGCCTGAAGTTGAAGAGTTGTACACTTATGGTTCACCACGAGTAGGTTGGGACAAATACTGTAAGAGTCTTCCCGTTCGACACTATCGCTGGAGAAACAATAACGATATCGTGACCACAGTCCCACCAGCAATTCTGGGGTACAAACATCACGGCACAGCCTGCTACATTAACGCATACGGTCGTGTTCGCAATCTAACTGGATGGCAGTTGACAAAGGACAAACTGCGTGGTATTTGGGATGGATTGAAGAAAGGTAAGATCGACAGTTTCAGTGACCACAGCATTATGGAATATATTAAGCATCTAGAAGCATATGCACAAGAGCAATGATTCTGTGCGTTTGCAGGAACATCCGTGAATCAGATTATGATAATCCGGGTGACTTGTTAAAACGCCTATACGAAAACGATTTAAATTGTGGAAAGTGTCTGGATTATTTGACAAGTTCGGACTATGGTGATATAATTGTGTCTTCATCAAATGGAGATTCATATGAACGGCAAAAAAGCAAAACTGTTACGAAAGTCGGGAAACTCATCTAAAAAAGGTAAAAGATTATATCAAGATTTACCACATGATGCAAGAGCAATCGCAACACAAATTTTAGAGTTGCGAGCAAAGAATCCCGTACAGGAACCCGAAAAGAAACTTAATCAAATACACAGAACCGGACTCAATCGAAAACTTCGAAGAACTGCCGATAAAGAAAAGAGGCGGCTAGCGGCTATAAGCCGAGCAAATAAGCGAAATAAAAAGCCTGAAGTCGAAGTCATCAGTGGGAGTGCCGATGAAACTGTATAAGCACATTCAGGGTAACATGGAAGAAGATAAAGCAAAACTAAAAATTCTTAGCCAGAAAGAATTTGAGAAGCGCATTCTAGAAATCATGCGAGACCGAGCGCCAATCTCTATGATGGACTCTATTCTTTGGTATTGTGAAAAGAATAATGTTGAAATAGAAACTGCAGCATCTCTAGTGACTTCTCAAATGAAATCTGTTATTGAAACGGATGCAGTTCGCACTAAGATGGTCGTCAGTAAAAAACCTAAACTAAAATTCAAGGATAAAAAATAGTGGATGGTTTGAATACATACGCAACATATCTTGCGATAAAAAATCATTTTACCGTAGATGAGTATGACTATTTCAAATACAACAAAAAGTTTAGAGTCTCGGAAAATACATTTCTGAAACGTAATGACAAATATTACTTCGTAAAATTAGGTAAGACTAAAGGAAGTAATCTAGAAGATTTTCTTGTAGCCAATTTTATAAATGATCCTAAAATATGGGTTGGAGATCTCATCTCGGAAAAGGGAGAATCCGCTTATAAACAATGGCTAAAAAAGCAAGAGTCGATGTCGTATGTGTTCAAAAATGAGATGACCTTTATGGACGGCATCACGTCTGAAGAGATGAATAAACTATTTGAAGTAGAGCCGGGTGAACATCCAATGATCATTCGAAAATATCTACAAAAAGAAATTAGCATAGAATCACTAATTATTTTAGATTCAATCTTGACATTTATGAATAATTATGATACTATACTATATGACCCACTATATGGTGAGGTCAGTAGATTGTGTAAGAAGTATCGACCGTTCATAACTTTCGATGTGAAAAAGTACACAACTACACTGAAAAATATGGTCGGTCTGACTATATAATATTATATAATGAATAAAGTGGATAAGATAAACATACAACTAATATACGAAAACATACGAGGTAATACAAATGGCTACAAACTTTGCAGAACTAAAGCGTCAACGAAACAAAGATCTCAAAAAACTTACTGAGGAAGTTACGAAAGTATCGACCGGAGGAAGCGAAAAGAAATCTTATGAGGATACTCGTTTCTGGCGTCCCGCTGTAGACAAAGCAGGAAATGGCTTTGCTGTTATCCGCTTTCTTCCACCCGCTAAAGGAGAAGATCTTCCTTGGGTACAACTCTGGTCACACTCATTCCAAGGCCCTAGCGGTCGATGGTATATCGAGAATTCATTGACTACGCTCAATCAGAAAGATCCTGTATCTGAGCATAACTCAATGCTATGGAATTCTGGTATCGAGTCTGATAAAGATGTTGCACGTAAACAGAAGCGTAGGCTCTCTTACATTGCTAACGTCTATATCGTAAAAGATCCAGCCAATCCCGAAAACGAGGGTGAAGTACGATTGTATAAGTTTGGTAAGAAAATCTTTGACAAACTGAACGATCAAATGAATCCAGAGTTCGAAGACGAGACTCCAGTAAATCCTTTTGATTTATGGGAAGGCGCAAACTTCAAACTGAAGATTCGTAAAGTTGAAGGCTATCAAAACTATGACAAGTCAGAATTTGATACTGTCTCTCCTTTGTCTGAAGATGATGATGACCTTGAACGTATTTGGGGATCAGAGTACGCACTCAATGAGTTCGTAAGCCCTGAAAACTTCAAGACTTATGATGAGTTAAAAACTCGATTGAACTATGTTCTTGGATTAGATGAGGATGTTGCACCAGCACCTAGGTCTATACCAGAACCTGTCCAAGCTAAGACTAAAACTGTAGAAGAAGCGAGCGATGATCCGTGGTCAGACGATACCGATGATGACGGGCTAACTTACTTTGAAAAGCTAGCCGAAGCTTAATACTCAAAGGGGAGCGCAATGCTCCCCTTTTTTTAGTTACTCCCAACTCCAATAAATGCGCTGGTGACGCCTCGAATATTAACATCAAGAATCGGATGATAATCTCGAATGTTATCAGAAAATAGATTGACATTCTGATTAGTAACATTTTGATTAGTATTGATTGAAGGTGCAGCAATAAGATCGGCAAATTGATTTCCGTTACCTGCTGTTGACACCGCTTCTCCTACAGCGGCCGCAGTTTCTGCTGCTAATGTTTCTGCATCTGCTGCAGTAAACGCTGTAGTCTCTAGTGTATCAGTAAGTGTCTTGATACCTTCTTCGGTACCCATTGTACCCATAACACCTTGAGCGGCTTGTATTGTATGCCCGAAGAATTCCCCTGGCGTCATCTGACTGATTAGATCACCTTCTTCATTCATCTCTGCAGCTTGCATACTCAATTCAGCGGCTTGATAGAATAATTCAGCGCCTGATATCAATTGTTGCGCAAGTTCCATAGCACCAGCAGCAAGTGCAGCATCCATTTGCGCACGATAGTCAGCAAGTGCTTGATCAAACTGTTCTTGTGTTTGAATACCACTTTCTCCAAACTGTTCAATCAATGATGCAATTTCCGGATCCAATCCAGACAGCACATCTTGCGCTAACTGTACAGCCTGCTTACGAGCAAACTCTGCTTGTTCTTCAGCACTATAAAATAAATTAAAGTACGAAGACATTGCGGATCCGAATGCTTCCTGCCCACCAAACATTTCTACAAATGCAGCTTTTGCTCCTGCAATACCTAATGCTTGCTGATTTGCTTGCTGTTCTGCAGTAAGAGCCGGTGCATAGTTTTGCATATATTGGTAGAAATCGAATCCGCCGTAACCAGCAAACTCACCGTACATATCGTACATACCGTCAGTCCATGCGTAACCACGACCATACATAGCGGCGGCGGGTATTCCACCGCCCATAAAGTTGGCATAGTATCCCGTCTGAGTCCAATCAATTCCTAAGAAGCCTGCTGCAGCTTCTGCGCCAGCGGTAGACATATCCTCACCAAATGTTTTGAATATGTCAGTGGTCTTTTCCGCAGTATATCCTAATGCGTCGAACCAATAATCTACGGTTTGCGTAGATGTTGCTAATCGTTCAAATGTTGCAAGAGTATCTTCACCTTTAATTGCGTACTTAGCAACATTACCATAACTTGCTTGGATAGCATCTTTAGCATACCGAGTCATAGCGTCAGCTATTTTCTTCTGTTGTTCTGCTGCAGATAATCCTTTGAGCGATATAGAGTAAGACTTAGTGAATCCAACAATCGAGTCTGCACTCATCCCCATCATTTCAGCAAGCTGGCCGTATCCTTTTTGAATTGCCCCTGCAGTTTCATTAAAATAATTTACAAGATCATTGTCGAGGTTTTCGTATTCTGTACCCTTCTTATCAGAACGATAT